GCATAGACCTTGGCATAGACCTTGGCATAGACCTTGGCATAGACCTTGGCATAGACCTTGGCATAGACCTTGGCATAGACCTTGGCATAGACCTTGGCATAGACCTTGGCATAGACCTTGGGTCCCGGGTATCTAGAAAATCGATATCCTACTCATTTCTCGATATCTATATATGGTGGTTTGAGAACATTACAAAGGTTCTCGAATATAGGCAATATAATGATATGGATTCAAGAGGTTGATTCAAGAGGTTGATTCAAGAGGTTGATTCAAGAGGTTGATTCAAGAGGTTGATTCAAGACTTGCATAAATTATAAATAAAAAAAAATATAAAAATATTATTAATAATATAATATTTACGAATGAATATTATATATGGATTGAGTTCCTTCTTTTTTTTATTGTCTGCATTTTCAAGTATAAAGACAGAAGATATATTATGGATATTTCTCAGTTTTTCTGCTCCATATACATCATTTATGTATAATTTACATAAATTTGATTTATATGAAAAACACCCAGACAAAGAAATGTCAAAACATGAATTATCAGAGGTTTATGATAAAAATTTGTTTAACGACTATCTTGTTATTTCTATAATGGGGTATTTGAATATTGAAAATATAATTATAAAAAATATTATTTTAATATCATTATTTATAGAATATTATCACACTAAAGGTATAGTTAAAAGTAAAAATTTATCTTTTTTGATAGGCATTATAAGTAGATTTATGAAAATGGTTAGCTTATATAAAAATGGCTTATTAAGTTATGATGTAATATTTTATACTTTTACAAATTTATTGAATATAATGATGATATTAATTATTAGAAATAAATATGGTTATAAACGAGAACAAAAACATTTTAATATATTATTAACAGCATTCTGGCATTATTATATGTCTATGGTTTTATGTAATGTTTCTTATAGTATGTTTATTGATGCTAATAAAAAAAATTAAAAAATATAATCAAATGCATGGCAAACGCCTTGGTTCCCAGGGTATCTAGAAAATCGATATCCTACTCATTTCTTGATATGTCACTCATTTCTCGATATCTATATAATAGGGGTTTCGAGAACATTTTGGTAATCATGGACAACTTCTCGATTATAGTGGTCATCATTCCAGAGGTTTTCATTCAAGAGGTTCATTCCAGACTTCAAAATATTATATTTATACGATAATATTTTGATTATTTTGAGAACACTATTACACGGTTCTCAAACAAGACTATTCGAAGCCTTATCAACATATGTTTCTTTGACTAGTTGCTTCACTACTTTGTTTTGTAAGACATCAATGTCGCCATCTCCGAATGATTGTCTTATCAATTTATGATTCATTTCATAATCCTTTGAATCCAATACAGTGACTTCCGGGTGCTCTTGATACCAATCTCGAATCTTGGCAAGGTTCTTTTTAGCTACCTTGGATATGACATTCTTCAATTTGGGTTTTTCCTCAGTATCTTTTTCCCATTTGTCAGCATCTTTTATATAGATGGTTTCACGTTTGATGTCGGTACAATGCATGGGACGTTTTGTCAAACCTAATGTTCTCATATTCTTAATAATAATATCTGAAATCCCTTGGACATAGCCTTGGTTCCCAACGTTCTCTAAGTCCGAAATCGAAATCTGGATATCTTTTATAAATTGGTCTATATTGATAGCATCTTTACACGTATTATTTAAAAACAATTGTATATTGAAATGGTTGTTTTGGATGTTGTTGCTGTTAGTATTGGTATTGTTTGTGTTGTTATTGACAACCATTTGTTTACTTGCTAGTTCAACGAGTTGTTTATGATGTTCTGCGTTTTGTTCTAATATTTTATTTTGCAACTCTTTGTTTTGTTCAATGAGAACATTTTGAAGCTCCTTGTTTTCTTTTAGTATTGCCATAAACAAATCAGGTGTCAATGTGTTTTTAACAAAGGTATTTTCAATATTTGGTTCGACCTTGGCGAAGTTCTCGACAATAGTATTTTCACATAATTGAGAACATTTCTTTTTGTGTTTATATAATCCTTGTCTATGTATATATTGTTTTCCACAAATGCATTCATGAGCGGAAGGTTCTGGAAAGAAATTGTCATCATTTGTCATCCGTTTATGTTTTGCAGTGGTTAAATGAGCATTGTATTGACTAAGTCTGCTCGTTGTAAAGTTGCATTTTTCACAACAAAAACATTGGAAAGTTTTGGAAGGAAATTTGTCATCCTCTGTCATCCTAATATAGGATGACAAATTTCTTTCTAAATCATTTCGCATAAAAACATTAAAAAAATTATGCAGTCATGTTTTTCCAACATTTTTGCAAAATCACTGCATCTCCGAGTAAAACCACAAAAATCAAGCCCTTTTAAAATTCTCCATCGAGGTTTTTCATTTTTGGACATTTTTAAAAATGTCCTTTTTTCAAAAACCAACCCGACTTTTTTTTCTATGGTTGAGAGAGAATCAAAAACTATCATAAATATGTACAAAAAACATGCGTTTTTTGCGATAAAAAATGTAAATATCAATGTTTTTTCTTTTTATAATATTTTATTATTTTTATGTTTTGTATCCATATCAACAACGTTTATTCTCTATGGAAGTGATGTTTCATGTATTTTTGTAGATTGAAATACGTAAGTTCGTCATTTTTACCTAATCTAAGAAGTTTCTGTAACTTAGAATCGGCATTAATAATGCGCCCATTTTGTGGGTCTTGTAGGTTGTTGACCCTGATATAAGTATTTATATGACGAGAAACATCGGTTCGCGCCATTTCAGTACCGGCTGGCTTTCCAAGGAATTTGGCAAGTTCATTCGAGATTCTCATTTGTGTTGTAAAGCCACTGGGTCTTCTAATAATTGTACTATTAGAAACAGATGTTGAGGTAACCACTGTTAACCGTTCATTAACATTTATCACCTCTTTTGGTTTGCTCTCTTTCAAAGAAGAAGGAGCGTTGGTATAGGTTTTTCCGGATCTTGTTTGCATTTTATATAATATAGCTATTAATTGCATCTATAATATTTGTTTTTTTTCATTTCAATTTTTTTTAAATAGCAACATTTTGATTGAATACAATGTTGTTATTTGTGCAGTTTGAAGTACAAGATGTAAAAACGCGTTCTCGAAAACCCTCTATGACCCGTTTCTCGATATCCTACTCATTTATCGATATGTCACTCATTTCTCGATATCTCTATATTAGGGTTTTCGAAGACCTCGGTAAGGACCTCGGTGCGGGGGTAGGGTTAGGGTCTGCTTCAAGGGTTGGGGTTAGGGTTGCCCAGGACATTGCCCAGGACAACAAACGAGGAAGACCCACTTGCTCCAATGGTCCTCTCAAAGTCCTGCTCCAAGACTCTTCTCAGGAACCCTGGTCCAAGAGTCCAACAAAACAACAAAACAACAAAACAACAAAACAACAAAACAACAATGATATTTTGATAGTTTTTGATTGCATTCTTCAAAGGTTCTCGATATATATTTATAAAATCTATTCAAACAATAGCATTCGAAGACTTATCAACATAAACCTCCTTCACTAAATGCTTTACTATTTTGTTTTGTAAGACATCCAAATCCCCATCACCAAATGATTGTCGAATCAATTTATGATTCATTTCATAGTCTTTTGAATCCAACACAGTAACTTCGGGATGGTCTTGATACCAATCACGAATCTTGGCAAGGTTCTTTTTAGCAACCCCATTGATAGCACTTTTTAATTTGGGTTTTTCCTCAGTATCCTTCTCCCATTTGTCGGCATCTTTTATATAGATGGTTTCACGCTTGATATCGGTACAATGCATAGGACGTTTTGTCAAATCCAATATTCTCATGTTTTTGATAATAATATCCGAAATACCTTGCACATAACCTTGATTACCAACATTCTCTAAGTCCGAAATCGAAATCTGAATGTCTTTGACAAATTGGTCGATGTTGATAGCATCTTTGCATTTATCATTCAAAAAAACTTGTATATTAAAATGGTTGTTGTTACCAGAATTAGTATTACAGTGGTTCATAACAATGGATTTTTCTTTTGATAACTCGATAAGTTGTTTTTGTAATTCATTGTTTTGTTTTAGTAGGTCAAGAACAATGGCAGTCAGATTCAGCGAAGCGTCGTTAAGAACCATTGTATTTTCCAGTTTTGGTTCAACCTTGGCAGGGTTCTCAATAATAGTATCAGATACATGAGAGCATTTCTTTTTATGTAAATACAACCCAACCCTAGATTTATAAACCTTACTACAATTACAGCATGTAAATTCCGAGCAACTTTTTGCAACTTTTTTGTTAACAGATGTTAATAAATTATGTTTTACAGTTAAAACATGTTTATTATAACTACTTTTTTTACTCGTAATATAGTTACATTTTTCACAATAAAAATTTAGAGCAACTTTTTGGAAACTTTCTGTAATCATTTGTTAATAATATATGTTAACAAAAAAAGTTTCTAAATCATTTCGCGCTTAAAACTAAAAAAATTATGCAGCCAAGTTTCCCCATAATTTTTCCATTTTCAAAGCATTCCCAAGTAAAAACACTTTTTTTCAAAAACTCCATCGCACTTTTCCCAAAATGGACATTTTTAAAAATGTCCTTTTTCCAAAAACCAACCCGACTTTTTTTTCTATAGTTGAGAGAGAATCAAAAAACTATCATAAATATATACAAAAATCAACACATTTTCGCATTGTAAATGCTCATTAATTTATATAATTCACGGAAATTATATAAAAATATGTAAATTATTAATACAATGCTAAAAAAACATGTAGTATTATTTGAAAGTAAAGACTATGGATGGATTGCTTATTCTACAACAGGAAGTGATGCTAAAAGAATATTAAGTGTAAATAACAAATATGATGTATTTTACATTTTTGAGTGTGATTTGTGGAGACAATATCCATATATTATGAAATTGAAAGCACCTCTAAACAAACATTATGATTGTAAAAGAATAAACAAATACGAAGAAGAAAATTTTGAAGAAAACGATAAATATATTATGATTAGTTCTAAACCGGAGGGTCAAGACGAAGGAATTTATTTTGATATAAAACATAATTAACCGAATGGATAGTGTAATGGGTATTTACAATGTTCTCAAATATCAATATTTTATTTTATAAAAAACCTCAAAGAGGCGATACAATGGGTTCACCAACCACATAGTTGCCCATTTCGGCCTCCGATATAGTTTCTAGGTATTTCCAATCAAATCCCATTCTTTTGAATGTATCCATGTCCACGATATGATGGCGAACATTGTTATTCAAAAGGTATACGTCCGGACATTTTGCAACCTTGACTAATTTATACAAATGTAGATGCGGGTTGATGGCACTTATGTTCGGATATAATTCATTAATCTCATTCATTATTCTCCTATCTGGCTTATGTAATCCAAAAAACTTATCTTTGAACAAATAATGCACAGCAAAATGAGAACAATATTCGTCATCACCTAATGGTAATCCTAACTTGTAACATCCTAGTGTAAAATAGACGTCTTCTGCGTCACTACATGGATTTCTAATCAAATAATTATCATTTGAAGTGGGGGTTGGCGGAAACCAACCGATGATTTTCAACATATCTTCGCGCTTTCTTAATGATAACCCCCCATTGAAATTGTTATGATTGAACTTTATCTTGTCTCTAAAAAAAGTTTCGTTCCAAAAATAGTTCATATTTCCACCTATATAACTCTTGTTTAGTTTTATAAAATCATTTATGGTATAGCCATTATCTGAAAAAATCCATGTGTCTAACTGTGTCGTTAATACAAAGTCACCAGTCAATGATTCCCATAATTCCTTTTGTTTCATAAAATCACTATACATGCTGGGATTTTTGAAATCTTCAACATCAAGTTCTCGAATTTCGTATATTTTGTTTAAATCAGAATTCTCCCAGTAGGATTTCGTATTTTTACCACAATAATATACATATACCCATTCTGTATCACCTAAAATATTTACATAATGATTCAATACTTTCGTTGTATTAGAATACACTCTTGGTTCTACAAACAAAACCGTGTTTTTCATTATAAAAAGTATATATATATATAAAATTTATATATATATCGAAAATCAACACCTATTTACAGGGGTATTTTTATATACCTTACATAAATATTGTAAGCGTTCAATTGCTATCGTCATCATAGTCTCTGTTCCAATTATGAATATCTTTTTTTGAATATACAGTTTTTTCTATATGTTCTGATATAAAAAAAGTGTTTAACGGAAATGTAGATTTAATTGGTACATATTTTGTTTTTTTCAATTGTAAAAAAGTGTATTCGAATGATGGAGTTTCAGGCCAGTTTATCATTGTTGCATCTCCAAAATATCTTCCACCGATTTTTACTCTATCCTGAATGGCATATTTCGAATTTCTGTAATCATTACGTATTTTGTCTTCAAGATATTGAATTCTATTACTAACAGCTTTTGGTACTTTTTTTGCATCATATATATGATTTAATTGTTTTAATTCTTTTGATTTAATCCAGTTGATAATTTCATATGCTGGATAATTTTCTTCTAATGGCGATTCTATTATTTTTTGATTTTTTAAGTTTTCTTCATTTAATTCTATAGGCATAATTCTACATGGTGGATAGTCTTCAAGGCTAACATCGCCAATATTATCAAATCTATATGCTAAATCTTCCCAGAATTTAGAATCATAATCACCAAAAGTAGAAAATATTCTATATAATATTTTTTCGTTATCACGGTCTTTGAATTGACATATGAATGGTAGTTTACCCTCGCCCCATTCACTAGGCCATTTTTCATGTTTTATAAAAAAAGGCTTGCTTCCGCCAAACTTTTCTTCTAATCCAGTTTCATTTTTAATTTTGTTTTCAGATACATTTGGAAAATATACAGTGTTATAGTATTTCTCTTCTAAATTATCAAAATCGATATAGTCTTGTTCCTTAGGGGTTTCATGTTTTTTAGGTGATTGTATCTTAGGTTTTTTAGGTGATTGTGCCTTAGGTCCTTCACATTCGCCAGTTTTTTTGTTTTTGCGAGTACCATTTGGACAACGAATATGCTTTTTAGATGATTTAGGTTTTTCAGGTGATTGTTTCTTTACTGTATTTTTATGTTCTTCACATTCGCCAGTTTTTTTGTTTCTGTGAGTGCCATTTGGACAGCGTTTAGACATGTTGTATATATATATATACAAATATAATTCCTAAATTTCATAAAACTCTTCAATCATATGTTGAAAATCAATATGATTGGTATTTTTTTCTTTAATTCTTCAAATTGAGAGAGGTAAAATCGCTATCAACCGAATCACGTATATCTGACAATTTTTTTTGTTGATTTTCCGCCCATTCCCTATTTCCCAAGTTTTTATCAGGGTGGTATTTCAACGACATCAAACGGAAGGTTTTGCTATTATTCAAAGAATGTTTTTTAAGCAATGCAATATATTCGGTTTGAAGTTCGAACAATTCAGCCTCCTTACGTCGTAGCTCATCCTCACCACGTTGTTTACGTTGCTGGCGTTGGCGTTGATTGTGTTCATACTCATCGTGTTGTTGGCGTTGTTTCTCCCATTCTTGAAAGCACGGGTCCTTCTCCAAACGTTCCTTTTTTGCCTTTTCTTTTTTGAGATGACGAGCATATTGACGTTGTTTCATTTCCTCTATTTCTTTTTGTTTACGTTCGAACATACGAGCTTCCTTCAGTTTTTCTTCGTCGGTTTTATAAGATGGGTCCAGAATCCGGCGATAATATGCTTCTTTTTTGATTTTTTCTTCTTCTTCCAAAGTGCGAACAGATTTGCTTTTTAAGAGTCCAATTTCACGAAGTTTTTTTTCGGCTTTACGCAAAGAATTTGGTAACGACGACGAATTCATGTTGTTGTTGTTATGTTTTGGTTATGTAAATCAAGACCCCTCAAAATCAATCAATTTTTCTAAGTTTCAACAATAATAAACTATAACTCAAAACCCATGAAAAAATCCATCCTAGAATAGATTTTTTTATGTTCTCAAAAAGTTCTTTATAAATTACAATAACATGCAAAAACAATATCTATCTAATATCCAGTAATCTCTTGTCGGCAAAGCGGGCAATCATTGGTCATGAAATGTCGGTCACATCTCATCTGCAATTGCTCCATACATGGTAAACAAAGTGGGTGTTTACAATCAGTAGCCTCATTGGTATCTTCAAAACATACGCAGCATTCTTGAAGAACGGTCGCAGGAGGTGGTGATTCAGTAACGAAATTGATTTTTTTATATTTTGTATCAAATGAAGCAGAATCAAGTATCTGTATCAGTTTCATAATAGCGTTCTCGATTTCAATAGACGTAATAGGTTCATCAACCAATGCTTTGTTTTGTTTGATAATAGAATACCATTCGTCTATAGAGAACGTGTTATTATTCATCTCTTTTTTATACCCGCGAAGATTTAAAATGGGACGCTCCCGTGGAGCGTCATTTGAATTCTTCAACGGTGTAAAGTCAATTCTCTCATATTTGGAGAACAGAATATTGGAAGGATAACAGAAATAAAGGTCAAAAGCCGCATTATCATCCACAGAATCGTGTTCTCCAATTTGATTCTTTGATTCAATATCTAAACGGATAGTAGTAGATGTAACTAATAATTGACATTTGACTGAAAACCCACAAAGGGTATTACATTCCAATGGAATGTATGTTGATTTTTGATTATTTTTATAGATGTTTTTAATTTCATTGAACAATTCGGCTTTGTTTTTAATAAAGACTGACATGTTGAGAACGCACGATTTGGTTTTATTGATAAAATCAATTTTTTTGCAATCCGAGAACGTGTTTAATAATGAGTGTAGATTTGAAGTCTTTTAACGGTTGTTTTGATGACGTGTCAAAATGCTCGAAAAGTTGTTCAATTTTTTGACAATTGGAGAACGCGTTTTCAACTTCAACTTCAACTTCAACTTCAACTTCAACCGCGTTCTCCAATTGCAAAAAATTGAACAACTTTTCGAGCATTTTGACACGTCATCAAAACAACCGTTAAAAGATTTCACTTCAACTTCAAGATATCAAATCAATACAATCAAGAGTAATTTTCAAACTTTCAAATCGCGTTCTCTTCAATCAAAATGGAAGCTTTTCAATCAGAAATTACCCCAGAAATGCACCAAATCCTACTCAACGCAGCAATTAACCCACCAAAAACTCACGAAGAACAATACAAATATGCACATGCAACATTGACAAGATTCATTGTTAAAGAACCGGAGTATTTTGCTCATTTCTTCTATGACAAAAATGATTTCATCAAATTCGCCGAATGGTTTGCAAAAAAAGAGACTGAACCCTTTACAGAACAAGAGATGACCGGAATCAAGGTTTTAAACACTTGCCAAATCAAGTACTTCGCAATGGCAATATTCAAAGAGACAACAATAGGTATTTTTGACGAGAACCAATTCTATCACTACTCTGGAGTTCCAAAGAATGCACAAAAACAAAGACAACCAAGACAACAAATACCAACTAATTAGACCGGCATTTCAAAATATATAAAAAAAGACCTCAAATGGGTCTTTTTTTATTTTACCATGATTGATTTATCTATAAATATATAAATATATATATATATAAATATATATATACATATATTTATATATAAT